AGAAAGAACAGAATAAAAAATATTTAGAGTTACAGACAAGTTTTGATGAATTAAATACTTTGATTCATCAATCATTGATGGAGAATAATAATAACAATTCTCCTATAAATGAAAATACAATAGTAGGTTCTCCTAACTCTCAAAATTCAGATCCTTTAACTCCATTAAGTCAAAAATTTGTAACATTCGATCAACTAAGAGCACACTACAGAACTTTTATTAACAGAGTTCAACAGCAGTTGTCCTCAATTGGTGGTGGTGGTGAAACTCGACTTAAGTATCTTGATGATATTATTGGAATTGCTACAAGCCCTGCTTCTTATGATGGAAAATATTTAAAATATAATCATTCAATAGGAAAATTTGAATTTGACTCTATTAGTAGTGATGATGATAGTTGGGTAAATAATCAATATGGAACCCATACGAATGTAAATGTTGGGATAGGAACTTCTGTTCCAAATTTTGATTTGGACGTAAATGGTAACATTAATTTCACTGGAAATTTTTATCAAAATGGAAGTCCATGGTAATGTTGGTGTTGGTTTAACTGATCCAACTTCAAAATTTCACATTTTTGGTGATGCTAAAGTTACTGGAATTATCACTGCTTCTCAGTTTTCAACTGGCGATATTGGATCTGCAATTAACGTTACAACAAACACGATAAGTGGTCCAAATGAAATTGTAATTGATCCTGCTGGTGTTGGAGTTAATACTGGTGCAGTTAGAATTAAGGGTGATCTTTATGTTGATGGAACAACAACTACCATCAACTCACAAACGATCGATCTGGCAGATTTTAGAATTGGTATTGGTACAACTGCAACAAGTGACTTAATTCTTGATGGCGCTGGAATTGGAATTGGATCTGCTGGATATCAAAAAACCTTTACTTGGGATTATACGAATTCTTCTTTAAAATCCAGTGAAAATTTAAATATTGCTTCAGGCAAAACATATAAAATTAATGGAGTTGATGTATTATCGTCTACAGGATTGGGGACAGAAATTGTCAATTCTTCATTGACATCTGTTGGAACTCTAAATCAATTGAATGTAAATGGAATTTCTACATTTACAAGCATATCTTTAGGAAGTACGACTGGCAATCCAGGTCAATATGTAAAATCAACTGGAACTGGGACTGTTTGGGAAACTTTTCCAACATTAAGATCAACTTCTAATTTTGTTGCCACACCAAATCAAACAACATTTACAACTTCATATAATGTTGGTTTTATTGATGTTTATATTAATGGTATTCGCCTAACTGCTACTGAGTACATTGCTACAAATGGGACATCTGTAGTATTAAATATTCCCTGTTTTGGGGGAGAAGAAGTTGATATTATTTCTTATAATACTGTGAGTGTTGGAAGTAGTGTGGCAAATGCACAATACAGTGGGACAGTGACTGCAACTCAGGGATTTACAAGTGGTATTGGTAGCGCAGTTCAAATATCTGTTGTTGGAAATAGTTTAATCTTTACTGTACCTGGTGTTGGAACTACAACATTAATTCTATATTCATAAACATAAATAGTATGCAGATTTATAGACAACTATATGACATTAGATCTTCACAACTTTTTTAAGTATTATGATGATAGTAATGTGAATCATGTAGCAGCAGTGCAATGGTTAGAGGATAATCTTCCTGCTGAATTTATGGATGATTCGGAAACTGAATGGATTGGCATTTTTAGAACAAAACCACCTACACCAGCAGTTCTTGATGTTCCATATTTCAATCAAGTAGATAATTATAGGGATGCACACAGAACTTGTAACAGTTCATCGTGTGCTATGTGTCTTGCTTTCCTCAAGCCAGGAAGCATTAAAGGTGATGATGAGTATGTTAAGAAAGTATTTGCGATTGGTGATACCACAGACCATGCGGTTCAGACAAAGGTTCTCGCAGGCTATGGTATTAAGTCTCACTTCAGTTATAATCTTTCTTTTGCTGATATTGATAAGAGCCTTGATAGAGGTAAACCCGTTGTTATTGGCATTCTCCACCGTGGTTCTTTATCTTCTCCTACTGGTGGTCACATGTGTGTAGTCATCGGTAAGACTCCAGATGGCAAGGGATATTATATCAACGATCCATATGGTTCTCTAAACGATAACTATACTGGTCCAGTTACGAATGGTAAGAAGACCATTTACACAAAAGCAGTTCTCAAGCACCGTTGGTGCCCAGGAGGAAATGATGGGTGGGGAAGAATCTTCGACTAATTTCAAAATGAAAATTCTTAAGATTATAAAGTATCTTACAAATCACGGGAAACATAGAGAAGCAAACGACCTTTATACAAAGTATTTTGGAGGACCAAATGGCAAGGATTGATTTACACAACTTCTTCAAGTTTTATGACGAGAAGAATCCTAATCACGTTAAAGCAGTTCAGTGGTTAGAAGATAATTTACCAGTCAAGTATCTGGAAGATAACGTAGATTGGGCGGAGATCTATAGAGGAAAAAAGGGTAATGCGGCACCAGCATCAGCACCATCTGCTGCCGCTCCCGTAGCAGGTGGTGATGATATGCCTATGATGGGTCTTAAATTAATCAAGGAGTTTGAAGGATGCCATCTGAAGGCATATCCTGACCCTCTAACTGGTGGTCTGCCAATCACAATTGGTTGGGGATCTACTCGCAAGAAAGATGGATCACCTTTCCATATGGGTGATACCATCACTCAAGCAGAAGCAGATGAGTTACTGATTAGTCAGTGTAAGAATCAGTTTCTTCCTTCACTCCGTAAAATCCCACACTGGAATGAAATGTCAGATGGAAAAAGAGGCGCTCTGCTCAGCTTTGCTTATAATCTCGGTGCTGGTTTCTACGGTGGTGATAACTTTAATACTATTACTAAACGCTTGAAGAATAAAGAATGGGACTTAGTTCCAGATGCTTTATATCTCTACAGAAACCCTGGTTCAAATGTAGAAGCAGGACTTGCTCGTAGAAGAAAGGCAGAAGGTGATGCTTGGAAAAGGGGGTAATTTTTCCTAAATAACAAAGGCACCAATCACACGGACCGATGGAAAACAAAAGGGAAAAATGTATGGGACAGGTTATTCGTATTGCGATTTTGAGTTGGTCTGCTGCTCTTCTTACGGCATCATATGCAGGTATGCTTTCTAAGATGGATCCAACATTCATCGCTACAGTATTTACTGCCTCTGCTGCAACCTTTGGAATTAATACCATGAAAAAAGGTGGAGAAGACGATGAAAAGAAACCCGAACAACGTAGAGAAGAAGTAGTAGTTGAAGCGCCGCCAGAACCACCCTCTCCTGAAGTAGCACTATCTCTTGAAGAAAGAGTTGAAGCTCTTGAAGAAGGACAAGTTCAACCACGTACCGCAGGAGCATAATGGCAAAGTCTGCTAACAAAGGCAAAAAAGGTTCTGCTGGAGGTAAACAATCTAAGCAGAATCAGGGTAATGCCAGTGCTAAAAAAGCAAAAAATGGTGGTAAAAAAAAGTGAATTATGAGGTATTATGCCAAGAGAATGGAATACTCCCGTTCGGGAACCTTGGAATCCTGTAATTAAAAAATGCCTTGATGCTGTCGATGAACACATCAAGGCATATACCAAAACTGAAGATGACTGGCATTTGTTGCAAGCAGAAGTATTAAGAAAATATGTAAAAGAATTGAAAGTTTGGATTCATAAACAAGAGGGAAGAGAATGAATATATTTCCTTGGGGTGTTGTTGTAATTTTATCTTGTGGACTTATTTTTACGATATATGTAATTTACTACATATTAAGAATGGCATATTTGGAAATGAAAGATGAAGAAAAAAAGTAATCCAACATTTGGTAATGGAGATAAAAGAAAAGCAACTGGACAATGTAGAAGTTCTGCTCAAAAGAAGGCATCAAATGCCAGAAGAAAACCGGGGAAGAAAAAATGAAACATTTAGCACTCATTCTGTCAGCGACGAGTCTGGCAATTAGCGGAGCACTTGCTTATGGTGCCTATGTGACTTATCAAAAGGCACAGAATATTCTGAATAATCCAGAAGAATTTGTCGGAAAAGTTGTTGAAAATCAAGTCAACAAAGCATTTGAGAAATTACCTATTCCCAAGATAAATACTGGTAAGTTTCAATTGCCTTTCTAATGGATAATAAAGACCCCTATATCTACAGAATTCGTGAGATTCATAAAGTTGTAGATGGTGACACCATTGACGCTGATATTGATTTGGGGTTCGATATATCTCTTACTAAACGGATTCGCCTTGCTGGGGTTGACACTCCCGAAAGTCGCACTGCTGATGTGAACGAAAAGAAATACGGACTTGAATCAAAAGAATGGTTGAAGCATCGCTGTGAAGGTGCTAAAAACATTCTAATTAAGACCGAACTTCCAGACTCCACAGAGAAGTATGGTCGTATCATCGGGCACTTGTTTATCAATGGTGAAGAGACTTCACTGAATAATCAGATGATTGCAGAAGGTTACGC